GAAGTTCACAGAAATGTTAAAAATTCATAGTGGAGAAACCTGAGGCGAAGAACTCATGGAGACAATTCGGAAGGAGTATGAGGAATCATGAAAATCAAAAATCATCTTAAACGTGCACAAGAGATAAGAAACGACGAATTAAGAATGGAATATTTGAGAATTACAATGACTATTGCAAAGGCTGAAAAATATTTCGACGCATTTAAAAAAGACTGCGAAGAATGGATGGTTAGATAATATCTATAAAGATGGAGTAAAGACGCATGAATAAGTATGAAGAAGCGTTGGACTGGCTAACATGGCGATGCATGGAACCAAACGATGATCACGACGGACTTTTTTATGATCAAGTTCCAGATTTCGTAATAGAAGCTAATATTGAGCCTTTAAGAAAGCTGATTGAAAAGGCAAAACCGAAATATGTAGTTGCAAAGATTAGGTTTAGAAAGAACGCACCACAGATAGAAGCGTATCTTTGCCCAAGTTGTGGGGCACATGTAAGCAAGAACCAAAAATTCTGCCAAAACTGTATGCAGAGCATCGACTGGGGAAAATCATTTTGGAGACACGGAAATGAGTTTACTGCATATGAAGAGTATCAAAAAGAAGGAGAACAAGATGACTGAAACAAATTTAGAACATTATAAAAAGGAATTGGGAAAAATATTCTATGAAGGATGTTTCAACCCAGCTGCAATGTTCGCTAAAATCAAAACTAATTATGATTCAAATATTCGTTCACAATATGGGCACACTTACGCAGATGACATCTTAAATTGGATGTCTCAGCCATATAAAGAGCCTATCTTGGACGATTCAGAAAAGAAATACTTATCAGCAGTGATTAAACCTTTTAGAAGTAGAGTACAGTACATTGTGAAATGGAAAATTTATAATGACTTTAAACAGTTTATACATATTGAACTTTCTAATGGGGATTGTTTGACTTTTCCAAACTTTAAAGCTGACACAATGTATAGAGGTATGGAAGTTGACAAGTTTTACACATTACAGGAGTTATGTCTATGAAACCAATAATCAATCCGTGGCTGTTCTATCTTGTAGACTTAATCAGCAACTTTAAAATAGCATGTTTTGTCCTTCTTCTGATTATTGTAATAGGCTTTGGAGCTACAGTAATTATAGTAATAGGCGAAGATGTGGAAGGAGTAGAATTAGACGAAGTGAAAGTAATTAAAACCATCAAGAGAATGGCTGTTGTTGGAGTATTACTGATGACTTTCAGCATTCTTCTTCCTTCCAAAGAAACATGTTACAAAATGATGGTTGCTTCACAGATTACAGACACTAACATTCAGAAAGCAGAAGATGTGATTAAGGACTCGGTCGATTATATCTTTGAAAAGATAAATGAGAGGTAAAGAAATGGCGAAATTTATAAAAATGAAGTATAGAACACTTGGCGGTGATATCAAGATCAATTCGTACAATGCTTCAATCTCAAAAAAGATTGTGGTTGCATCTGGGATTGATCCTGAAAAAGAAATCACAGTGAAGGCAGAAAACGGAAAAATTATTATCGAACAGAAATAAAAGGGCATAAAAACCCTTTTTTAATTTGCTAACAAATGTCATGAAAGCGTTTGACTTTCTATATAATAGTATTATAATAATAATGTAAAAAGAGAGGAACAAAGAACATGAACACAACAAAGAAGATAAATAGCGAATGGTCGGAGTACGACAGAATTGTGGCTTTAAGCCAGTTAGCAAATTATGGAGTGATATATCTTGATGAGTATGATCAACCAGTCGATGATGAATACGTATTTGAAGAACTTGCAAAAGGAGAATAAAAAAATGGCAAAGAAAAATTTAATGAGAAATGTGCAGGAACTTCAGAATTATAGTCCATGCACAATGAGATGCATTCTGTTGGGCAAGAAGCTGTGCGTAGGATTCACGACTAGAAAGACAGCAAATGATTTTAGACAGATGTATAGAGAAGCAATCGAAGATTTGAAATCAGGTTATCACATCAACGGCTGTGGGGAAAAGAATTTAATCAGCTATTGGGAAAAGCAGTTTATGCTGTTAGATGATTTTCTAGAGCAAAATAATTCTCAAATTGTGCATTGAGCATCGAGAAATTGCAGATACTAAGGGCTGAAAAGCCCTTTTTTTAATATTTAAAAACTGCTATAATTTCGGGGTAGAAAAGAGGTACAGACCATGAAGTTTTCAAATAAAACATATGATATTCTGAAGTGGGTGGCACTCGTTGGAACAAACGCATTTTCAGCATTGGTGATCACACTCGGAAAAATCTGGGGTTGGGATTATGCAGAAGCTATTGCAGGTACAATTTCTGCAGTCGGCACATGCATTGGAGCGTGCTTACAGATCAGTTCAGCGAACTATAACAAGGGTGAATAAATGACTCCTGAAGCAAGTGTAAGCATCGCATTACTCATTTCTTTGACATCGCTTGCATGTACGCTGATTAATACATTTGCAGGTGGCAAAAAGCGTCAGGAAGAACAGGCAGAGCGAGAAAAGAATCGACAGATGGATATTGAAAAAAATTTCGTAAAGATCAACGTGAAATTGGATGATTTCTGTGACACCACAAAAAAGATGATGACGGAAAATGGTGAGAAAACAGAGCAGTTGAAAAAGGTATCAGAACAACTCATTCTTGTGACAGAGCGTGTAAATACGCTGTTCAAATACAAGGATGATCACGAGATGAGAATCAAGGAACTGGAAAAACATACGGGAGGAGAAAAATGACATTAAACGGTATTGACATTTCAAATTGGCAAAGAGGAATTGACCTATCAAAAGTACCATGCGACTTTGTAATTGCAAAAGCAACAGAGGGCATTGGATATGTCGATAAAAGCTGTGATGGATTTATTCAGCAAGCATTGAAGCTAGGAAAAAAGATTGGATTCTATCATTTTGCTAGACCAACAGCAAATAACGACGCTATCCGTGAAGCTGATTATTTCTACAACAACTGTAAAGGATATTTCGGCAAAGGTATTCCTATTCTTGACTGGGAAGCAGAAAACAAACATAACGTAGCATATGCAAAGAAATGGCTCGACAGAGTATATCAGCTTTCAGGAGTTAAGCCTGTAATCTATATGTCTGAATCTGTAGTCAATGCATATGATTGGTCAAGCGTTGCAAATGCTGATTATGGTTTATGGGTAGCAAAATACAGAGATAACAATCCTGACTATAACTACAACATGGCTAATGCAGGAAGCAGACCACGTGTGAAGTGGTGGCCTTTCTACTGCATGTGGCAGTGGACTAGCTCAGGAAGATTGAACGGCTATAACGGTAATCTTGATTGCAATGTATTCTATGGAGATAAATCTACATGGGATGCCTATGTCGGCAAGTCAACAAGCACAGTAAAGCCTCAGCCAAAGCCTGCATCAAAAACAAACGATCAGATTGCAGACGAGGTTATTGCGGGAGCTTGGGGCAATGGTGAAGATCGCAAGAACAGACTCACACAAGCAGGATATGACTACAATGCTGTTCAGAACGCAGTGAACGCAAAGCTGGCAAAGAAATCTAATGACGAGATTGCACAGGAAGTCATTGCCGGAAAGTGGGGCAATGGGGATGATCGTAAACAGCGTTTAACAAGTGCAGGATATAACTACACTGTAATCCAAGCAATTGTTAATAAATTGATGGGTGCTAATAAAGCAGTATATTACACTGTTAGAAGCGGTGATACATTAAGCGGTATTGCATCCAAGTATGGAACAACATATCAAAAGCTAGCTCAAATGAACGGCATTGCTAATCCGAATAAGATTTATGCAGGACAGCGTATCAGAGTGAAGTAATGGTACAAGGCTATTATTCATGTAGTAGATGTGGGAAGATACATCCGAAAGGGTATGTGTGCAAGGTAGAAAAGAAGCACTACAAGTACAGCTACAAAGAATCAAGGATGAGAAGCAAGAGCGCGTGGACAGAGAAAAGCATACAGATCAGAGAGGATGCAAACTATCTATGTGAAGTATGCAAGGACAAAGGCATATACAACTACCGAAATGTTGAGGTGCATCACACAGAGAAGCTGAAAGACAAGCCAGAGCTATGGTTGGAAGATGACAACCTTATATGCTTATGCAAAGACTGTCACAGGTTAGCTGATGCAGGTATGATTGACAAAGAGTATTTGAAGAAGTTAGCTAGGCAGAGAATAGACAGGCTGAAATAACCCGCCCTAGGTAACGGGCATGGTCTGGCACGGAACGGAGATGTAACGCCCACAGGTAAGAACACAAAAATAATAAAAGTATATGGTTTTTTGGATAAACGGCTAAAATCACGCTATAATGTGAGTATAAGCCGTTTTTCTGTTTCAAAAAGAAACAAAAAGCAGGAAAATGATGCAAAACAGAAAGGGGTGGATGAATGCGAAACGATTTTGCGTGTATCGTAATCTCACATGGCAGACCTGAGTGCAGTACGGTAAAGGTGCTTCGTGAGTGTGGATACACAGGAAAAATCTATATCGTTGTTGATGATGAGGACAAAACGCTACCAGATTATATTGAACGGTACGGGGCTGATGTTCATGTATTTCACAAAGAAGAAGACTTCGACACTGGTGACTTGGGTGGCAGTAAGGCATGTGGAGTGTTTGCACGCAACCAATGTTTGAAGGTTGCAGAGAAAAACAGGCTGACTTACTACCTAGAACTTGACGATGACCTAGAAAGTCTATCATACAGATACAACGATGGTGGGCATTTGAGAGGAATTAAAGCGAGAGAACTAGACAGACTGTTTGATGGAATGTGTACTTATTTCGATGAAGCTTCTGTACAGTGCATAAGTTTCGGAAATGCCGTTGATTATATCGGCGGTGTGCCAACGTATGAAAGTGGAAAAGCAAACAGGACTGTAATGAACAGCTTTTTTCTCAGAACATCAAACAAGATTCAATGGCGAAGCAGAAACTCAGACGATATTATTACGGTGATAGACCAAGCGCAAAAAGGGTACGCCGGATTCAGATTTACACCTGTAATGAACAAATTTGACGTATGGATACCTAAGAAAAAATCAAGTGCAAGCGGTGGGAGCATTGCCGAGTATGAAAAAACAGGCTCATACAAGCTGAGATATTATGCTGTAATGTTTCATCCTGATTGCGTAAAATTGAGAGAGTCGGGAGACGGGTACGACTGGACTTTAATGACTGGGAATGCATATCCTAAAATAATGAGTGGAAGATATAAGAAAGGCAGAAAATGAAAATGGAAAGCAAAAAAATGAACATCGTTTACAAGAATGTAAAGGACTTGATTCCGTATGAGAACAATCCAAGAAACAACGACGAAGCTGTTGACTATGTAGCAAAGAGCATTGAGGAGTTCGGCTTCAAAGTTCCATGTGTTGTGAGCGGTGACGGTGTATTGATCACAGGTCATACAAGACTTAAAGCATGTAAGAAACTAGGCATTGATGAGGTTCCGTGCATTGTGGCTGATGATCTTACGGAAGATCAGATCAAGGCATTCAGAATCGCAGATAACAAGGTGTCTGAGTATAGTACATGGGACAATGAAAAACTTGCGGAAGAACTGAGCGACATCATGATGGATATGGGGCAGTTTGGAGATGATCTTTTCAAAGACGATGACACTATGGACGTTGACCTAGGAGAAGAAAACAACCCATACAGCCAAAAGAAGCACGTCCCACAGTATGAACCGACAGGCGATTTTGTCGATATTATGGACTTGATTGACGATGAGAAAACAAACGAGCTTATTAAAGAAATTAAAAATTCAAATGTTTCTGAAGACGAGAAGAATTTTCTTATCAAGGCAACATACAGGCATTTGAAGTTCAACTATTCAAAGATCGCTGACTATTATTCTAATGCATCTGAAGAAATGCAGATTCTTATGGAAAAATCAGCACTTGTCATTATTGACATTGATGATGCAATTGCAAACGGCTATGTGAAGCTGACAAAGGTTGTCGAGGACTTGATTGCTGAAGATGATGGCGGTGAGGACGATGAAGAGTAAGGACTTTGCTGTATTCATTCTTTCACACGGCAGAGCAGACACAATATCAACGTATCGTGCATTGCGTGATGGCGGGTATACAGGCAGAACGTATGTCGTAATTGACAATGAGGATGATCAAGAAGAACTGTACAGACAGAAATTCGGTGACGATATTATTCAGTTCGATAAGAGGGACTATCTTGAAAAGACAGACCTTGGAGACTTAGACACTGACAGGCGTATCGGAGTTTTCGCAAGAAACTTTATACAGGATGAAGCAAAGCGACTAGGCTACAAGTTTCATTTACAGCTTGACGATGATGTGCATGGCTTCGGATATAGGTTCGTACAGGATGGAAGACTGCGGTGCGTAAAGTGCAACCACCTTGATGAAGTGCTCGATGGCATGGTTCAGATGATGAAAGAATCTCCAATCACATCGCTGTCGTTCGGGCTATCGTCATATTATCTAGGCGGTGCTGAAAACAACAACGTGCAGGAAGGAATGATCAGAAAAACAATGACAACATTCCTTATGAGAGCTGACGATCTTCAATACTTCCATATGCGTATGAATGATGATATTACAACATCGTTGATAAATGGAATGCGTGGAAAGCTGTACTATACATATATGCCAGTCATGGTGTATGTAGACCCTACACAGGTTCAGCATGGTGGAATGACTGATATTTACAAGAAGAACGGAACGTATCGAAAATCGTTTTACAGTGTCATGTGTTGTCCTTCGTGTGTGAAGGTTTCCGCAATGGGGATCACGGAATATCGGATTCATCACGAAATCAGTTGGAATAATGCAGTACCGAAACTTCTTTCCGAAAGATGGTGCAAGCATGAAAGACATTGACTATCTAATTATAGGTGCAGGGCTGAGTGGTTCAGTAATTGCAAGAGAATTGACGGACAAGGGCTATAAATGCGTTATTCTGGAAGAACGTGACAGTGTTGGTGGAAATATAAGGGACAGAAAAATCAGCGGAATAAACGTCCATCTGTATGGTCCTCATATATTCCATACGAACAGTGATGAAGTGTGGGACTACATGAACAGGTTTTGCGAGTTCAACAACTTCATAAATGCACCGATTGCAAATTATAAAGGCGAGATATACAACCTTCCGTTCAACATGAATACGTTCCATCAGATGTACGGATATTGCTGTGTGTTTCCAGAAGATGCGAAAAAATTTATTGAGCTTGATATTGTACCGTGTGAGAATCCTCAGACAGTTGAAGAATATGCGCTCAGTACAGTTGGAATCAAAATATACGAGCGTCTGATCAAAGGATATACCGAAAAACAGTGGGGCAGAAGCTGTAAGGAATTGAGCAGAGATATTATCAAGCGTCTGCCATTGCGGTTCACATACAATAACAATTATTTCTGTTCAAAGCATCAAGGCATTCCCGTTGATGGTTATTCTAAGGCCGTAGAAAGGCTCCTAGAAGGCGTTGAAGTGGTGACAGGGTATAAATGTTCATGTTCGAGCAAAGAGTGGCTAGAAAGGGCTAGAAATGTGGTTCTGACTGGTGCCATTGATGAGTGGTACGGTTATTGTTTCGGAGCGTTGGAATATCGGAGTCTGAAATTTGAAACTGAGGAATTAAAAGAAGAAAATCATCAAGGAAATGCTGTCGTGAATTACACCGATGCTAGAGTGCCGTTTACTAGAGTCATTGAACACAAGCATTTCACAGGAGTGAAGACACCGACAACTATTATCACGAAGGAATATCCGCAGAAATGGGATATCGGAAAAGAACGGTACTATCCGATTGAGAATGAAAAGAACAAAGCGCTGTATAAGAAATACAAAGAGCTTGCAGACCGTGATGGATTGATCACAGTCGGAAGGCTTGCAGAGTACAAATACTACGATATGGAAAATGCAATAAAAAGTGCATTAAAGGCGGTGAGAGATTATGCGAAAAACAGTAAATGAACAGGCAGAAGAAATATTACAGAAAGCAGAAGCATTCGGAGTTGATAAGAATTTCTTTTTTATCACAACATTCAGGCGATACATGGTACAGCTAAAGATTCTTAATGAACTTGAATCGTCAATCAAAAATGACGGCGTACTGGTAACGAAAGAATATGTCAAGGGTAGAAAGAATGTGTATTCACATCCTGCGATTCAAGATTTCAACCGTACCACTGACAGTGCAAACAAGACAGTAAGCACGCTGATGAAGATCATTTCAAGATTCGGTGGCGATGATGATTCAGGGGCAGATGAAGATCCGTTACTTCAGCTAATCAACGGTGGTGATGATGATGGCAGTGACGAACAGCAAAGCGTATGAATACTGCAAAAGTTCTGTTAAAAAGAAAACCACTCCGAAGTACGTTAAATCGCAAATGAAAGCATGGATGCGGATTGCTGAAGGAAAAGACGCAAAGTACTTTGTATCTGAAAAAAAGGTTAAGCAGATTGAAAACATTCTGAAACTGCTGATAATGCCAAAAGGATTGAAAGCAGGACAGTCTATGTATAAGTGTGCCACTGGTTATCAGTGGCTCATTTATATCGCAATGCTGTGTACAGTGTATCGGGAAAATCCGAAAAAGCGCAGATACGAAACAGGGTTGTTGGAGATTTGCAGAAAGAATTTTAAGACGTACACGGTCGGGACGATTTTTATTATTTTGTTTTTGACAGAGCCAAAATTCTCAAAATTCTTTTCAGTTGCGCCAGATGGTGCTTTGTCGAAAGAAATCAAAGAAGCTATCTCAGATACAATTAAAAGCAGTCCACTTATTTACGATTATAAAGGAACGAAGCGTTTCAAGCTGTTAAGGGACTACATCAAATTCAAGCCAAATGAAAACACGCTTATACCGCTTGCGTACAGTAACAACCGTATGGACGGACGTATGCCGAATGCGTTCATTGCAGATGAAGTTGGAGCATTGCCAAACGGTTATCCTGTCGATGCAATGAGGTCAGGACAGTTGAACGTTGTAAACAAATTAGGTTTCGTAATCAGCACAAAATATCCGACAATCGACAATCCGTTCGAGGATGAGGTCGCATATGCCAAAAAGGTTCTTGATGGCATCGAGAAAGACGAAACAATATTTGCACTGTTGTATGAACCGGACAAAACGTCTGATTGGGAAACAGATGATCTCATTTTGAAACAGGCGAATCCTGCGTCATTGGAAATCCCCGAAATATGGGGTGACCTCATCAAGAAACGTGCGAGAGCCATTGCCATTGAGAAAGAACGAGAAAATTTTGTTACAAAGCACTGCAATATTATCTATCAAGGTCAGGGAACAGAAACATTTATTGATGTTAAAGATGTTCAAGCATGCAAGGTTGCGGATATTGATTGGACTGGAAGGGTTGTATATTTAGGCGTTGACCTTTCAGAATCGAACGATAATACATCTGTTGCCATGGTTTCCGTTGACGATGACGATAACATTCTTGCTGAAAGTTTTGCATTCATTCCATCAGACAGGATCACAGAGAAAACAATCTCAGAGCGTGTGAACTATCAGGAATTGCTGAAGAGCGGGAAGGTGTTTGCGTGTGGTGACAGAGTTATATCATATGCGTTTGTTGAACAGTTCATATTGAGCATTGAGAACCGTTACAATGTGCAAATTCAGGCGATTGGCTATGATAGATGGAACGCATTAAGCACAGCGCAGAAGTTGGCTAATGAGGGCTATAACACGGTTCAAATCAAGCAGTATTCAAGCGTCTTGCATTCTCCTACAAAGAGGATGAAAGAGGCAATCCTTACGCAGAAATTCAAGTATACAGAAAATAAATTGCTAGAGATAAACTTTCAGAATGCGAAATGTGCATATGACACAAACAAGAACATGTACGTGAGCAAGAAAAAGAGTAATGGCAAGGTCGATATGGTGGTATCACTTATCAATGCAATTTACCTTCTGGAACAAGATTATTTCTTGAATGAAGGTGACTTCACATTCCAGATGATTTAATTGATAAAAACGTGTATTTATGCTAATATATCTGCGTAAAAATGTTTCAAATAGAAAATACTAACGAGGGGTGGTAACGAGAGTGGCACTATTTAAGAAAAGAATCAAAAATGAAATAAATCTTAACGATCAAAGTGTTCAGCTTGACGATGTGTTGCTTTCGGCATTGCTCAATAACGAAAAGATCACGAGAGAAAAAGCATTGACTCTTCCTGCTGTATCGGGGGCTGTTGACTTTATAAGTGGTTCGATTGCGTCCATGCCTGTGAAGCTCTACAAGTACAAGAACGGCAAGGTTGAGGAAGTGCAGAGAGACATCCGTGTGCGAATGCTGAACGGTGACACTGGAAACACGCTTGACGGATTCCAGACAAAAAAAGCCATGGTCGAGGATTATCTACTCGGCAAGGGTGGATATTGTTATATCCAGAGAGACAGACAGAACAACGTTACGGCATTGAAATATATTCCTGATATGGATGTTACCGTGTGGTCAAATTCCGACCCGATGAACCGTTTTATACAGTTCTATGTTGGTACAAATAAAATATATCCATGGAACATGATCAAACTGTTGAGAAACACCAAAGACGGGGCAAGCGGAAAGGGATTGACTGAAGAAATTTCAAAAGCACTTGAAACGGCATACAGCACATTGGTTTATCAGCTTGGTTTAGTCAAAACAGGTGGCAACAAAAAAGGTTTCTTACAGGCAGAGCACAGACTTGGGCAGGAAGAAATCGACAAGCTGAAGGATGCGTGGAAACGGTTATATACCAACAATACCGATAACGTCATGGTTCTGAATAATGGCATCAAGTTTCAGGAATCGTCAAACAGTTCGGTTGAAATGCAGTTGAATGAAAGCAAGAAGACTTTACGGGATGAAATCAATGGAGTGTTCCATATTCACAGTGACTTCAATCTGACATTCAAAGAAGCGATCTATCCGATTGTTAAAGCATTTGAGACAGCAATCAACAGTACACTGCTGTTGGAAAAAGAAAAGAAAAACTTCTTCTTTGAGTTTGATACGAAAGAAATTGTGAAAGCAAGCATCAAAGAGAGATTCGATGCTTACAAAGTTGCAAAAGATACAGGACTTATGACGATCAATGAACTGCGCCGTATGGAGAATTTGAACTACGTTGAAGGAATGGACGTAATCAATGTTGGACTAGGTGCTGTATTGTACGACATCAATTCTGGTACATATTACACGCCAAACACAGGACAAGTTACAGGTGGAAATGAAGAAGAAGAAACGGCTGAGAAAGTTGAAGAAACTGAAGAAACTGAACAGGGGGCAGATGATGAATTACAAGTACTTGAAGAATCTGACGAAAACAAGCGCTGATTATTACGTATATGGCGATATTGTCGATGAAAACGTGCCTGACTGGTTGACTGGTGAGAAATCAGAAACAGCAATTGACACACACACATTCAAGGCAGAGCTTGACAGTTTGAACGGTGTGACAGATTTTAATATCTACATCAACTCAGGCGGTGGCTCAGTGTTTGCAAGTTCTGCAATGGTCAGCATGTTGAAGAGATTCAGACAGAACAGCGGAGCAAAGATACATGCGTATATTGATGGATTGTGTGCAAGTGCCGCGACGTATCTTGCCATGGTTGCAGACGATATCAACATTTACAAAAATTCTGTGCTGATGATTCACAAGCCAATTACGTATGCATATGGAAATGCTAACGAACTACAGCACGACATTGACACATTGAATCTGATTGAAAGCGGAACGATGTTGCCAATGTACGAAAGCAAAGCAAAAGAAGGAATCACAGCAGAAAAGATTGCAGAGCTGGTGGACAACGAAACGTGGTTCAGTGGCAATGCAGATGATGATATGTACATCGGAAACTATTTCAACGTGAATGCATTGGACGGTGTGAAGGATGTACAGGCATGTGCAACGGACTTGTTTAAAAACTATAAGCATGTTCCGGATGCATTAAGAAAGCCAAAACAGACTAAAAAGCCTGTCGAGGATCGTGTGCTTGATTATTCAGCATACGAGAATATTATTAGTTCATTGAAAAAATGACGGAGGGGCGAAAAAATGAACGTAAAAGAACTCATCGAAAATCGAAACGCAAAAGTCACTCAGATGGAAGGATTGCTTACAACTGCAAAGGCAGAAAACAGATTACCATCTGAAGACGAAAAGAAGCAGTTTGCAGACCTTGAAAAGGAAGTCAAGGACATTGATGCAACTATTGCAATGTATGACCAAATGGCAGGAATGAGTATGAAGAAAGTTCCTGCTGAACCTGTCGAAATGACAAATGCAGAAAGAGATCACAAAACATTCGAGAATGCAATTCGTGGCATTGTGAATACGGACACACCTACAATGCCTGCCGATGCAAAGACACTTATTCCAACAACAGTATGGAATGAAATCATTTCTCAGGTAATTGAAATCTCACCTGTATTCTCAATGGCAGACCGATACAACATTACTGGAAATCTTGTACTGCCAAAGTATGATGCACAGAACAGTTCCATCGTTATGCAGTATGCAGATGAAGGAACAACAGCAGAATCTGGAAAGGTTGTTATCAGCCAGATCACACTCGGCGGATTCCTTGCACGTTGCCTTGCAAAAATCTCAAAGAGCTTGATTAACAATTCCAACTTTGACATCGTTGGCTTTGTCGAAGCAAAGATGGCACAGGCAATCGCACTGTATTTCGAACATGAGCTTTTGATCGGCACAGATGGCAAGGTTGAAGGTCTGAAGGGCATTGCATCAGAAATGACTGTTACAACTGCCACAGCAACAAAGATTACATCTGACGAGTTGATGGATGTACAGGACAAGGTAATCGACAACTATCAGGGCAATTCTGTTTGGATCATGAACCGTGAGACACGAAACGCAATCAGAAAGTTGAAGGATAATGAAGGCGATTATCTATTAAACCGTGACTTCACAGCAAAGTGGGGCTATACACTTCTAGGCAAGGATGTTTATTGCTCTGATGCTATGGACAAGATGCTTGCAGGAAAGACAGCCATTTATTACGGTGACTTCTCTGGTCTTGCAGTGAAGGTGTCTGAAGATGCCAATATGCAAGTATTACAAGAAAGATATGCAGAAGAACATCTGCTCGGTATTCTTGCTTTCGTTGAGTGGGATGCAAAGGTCGCAGACACTCAGAAGCTTGCAAAACTTGTCATGAAGGGCGAATAATCTAGAAAGGGGCGAGCAATATGGAAGTAAGCAAAGTCAGTGATATTGAACCGGAAAGCGTCGCAGAGTATTTGAGACTGGACGAAGTAACAGAAAGCGAAAAGGATACATTGAACATGCTTATTTCCATCGCTACTTCTTTCATCGAAAACTATACTGGGATTGATGATCTGGACAAATATCCTGAGTTCGTTATCGTTGTGTTGATTTTGTGTCAAGACATGTGGGACAACCGCACGATGTATGTTGACAGCAAGGACTTGAACAACACTGTTCAGAGTATTCTTGCGATGCACAGTGTTAATCTGTTGTGAGGTGATTAAATGTTAAACGCAGGGAAGTATTCAAAGCGTATCACAATTTATAAAACCGTCATTGTGACAGATGAGGATGGCTTTCAGACAGAACAGAAGCAGGTGATTCTTACACCATATGCGTATGTTCGGACAACAAAAGGATTTACTCTGATTGCGAACAATTCTGATTTTGAAAAAGCATACACCAACTTCACGATTCGGTATCCGAAAACAGAGATCACAAGAGACATGCTGATTGAGTTCCACGGCAAAACTTATTCCATTGAATATCTGAACAACGTGGATGAAAACAGCGTAGAGTTGGAGATTCAGGGAAAGGAAGTAACGCACTGATGGCTAAATTTGTTGCAGATATTGATGAAAGCGTGCTGAAGGATATATCTTACATCGACAAGCAGTTTGATCACATCTTTGGTGGCATGACACAAGCAGGTGCAGATGTTGTCTACAAGAACGTTATTTCTGCACTTCCAGAAGCGCTGAAAAGTTCAGGATTCAGCAGTCATGTAAAACTGTCGAAAGTATACAGAACTCCATCAGATGATGGCATCAACACGAAAGTCATGATCACAGGATATTTCAAAAACAAGGAAGGCAAGAAGACTCCTGCACCACTTGTTGCTAACATGTTTGAGTATGGCAGTGACAAAAGGAAATATCCAAAGCATCCTTTTTTCCGAAAGTCGTTCAAAAAGTCACAGATCATGAAAGCAATGGAAGAAGCACAAAAGAATTTAAGCGGGGGACTGTTGGATGAATAACCTCATTGAAAAAACATTGAGTGACTTCACGGTCAATGACAAAGAAATTCCAGTAAAATTTTTGCGGTATAATGGCAACGAAGAAACGTACATCACTTACATGATGACAGATGCGGACAGCGTGTTACATGGTGATGATGAGTTGCTTAATTATGTTGAATATTATGACTTTGATATTTACTCAAAAGGCAATTACAGGCCGATTATCAAGGCATTAAAGGGATTGCTTGCGAGTGTTGGGTTTATGTGGGAACCCGACAGATCATCCGAAGATATGTACGAAGATGATACGAAGTACTACCACAAAACATTATGTTTCTCAATCGAAAGGAGCGAAAATGGCTAAGATCGGGTTAAATAACTTCCGATATTCAAAACTTACAGAAGCGCTAGATGGTAAAGCAACTTATGACGGTGCGAAAAAGCCAGCTAAGGCTATTTCCTGTAAGGTGGATATCAGCAACAACGATGCGTCTTTGTATGCAGATGACGTATTGGCTGAGAGCGACACTTCATTTCAGAAGGGCTCTGTTACAGCAGGAATCGACAATGAGGATGTGCAGACAATGGCAGACCTTCTGGGGCATACGGTTTCAGAAGAAGGTTCAGAGCTTGTCAGAAAAGCAGATGATATTGCACCGTATGTTGGTTTCGGAAGAATCGTTACAAAGATGGTGAACGGGGCTTACAAGTACACGGTAGAATTTTTGTGCAAAGTTAAATTCTCAGAACCGTCACAGGATGATTCTACAAAAGGCGAAAGCGTATCATTCAGCACAACTGAACTTAATGGAGTGGTTGCAACATTGGCTGATGGCACATGGTCAAAATCCAAGACGTTTGATACAAAGACTGAAGCTGTCACATATCTTGAAGGACTGATGGCAAAGAGTTCAGTCTAAAAGCATATTAAAGGCAGGGTTCGTCCCTGTCTTATTTTTTGAAGGAGAATAAACATGAAGGAAATCTCAAAAACACTTGAATACAAAGGCAAGACATACAAGCTAGTTTTCAATTTAAACGTTATGGAAGTTATTCAGGACAAGTACGGAACACTTGAAAACTGGGGCAAACTCACAGATGGTGCAGAAAACGATGGTGAGCCAAACGCAAAGGCTGTTATCTTTGGAATCACGGCAATGCTGAACGAAGGAATTGACATCGAGAACGAGGAAAATGGCACAAAAGAAAAGATGCTTACTAACAAGCAGGTCGGAAGAATGATCACAGATATTGGCTTGCAATCATCCGCACAGCTGATGAATGGTGTTGTCATTGACAGCACTAAGAGTGGCGAAAAAAACGCATAATCCCCGATGAAGTGGATGAACCAGAGCCGATAGACTTTACATGGTTCTACTTTATCGGGCGTAACAAGCTCGGTTTTACATTCCATGAGGTTGGAAGAATGACACTGACAACATTTAACCTGTTTTACAAGCATTACAAAGACGATTTTGATTTTGAACTGATGCTTGAAAAGACAGGAACAACATACGCAAAAGCATACGAAAAATCACAACATGAAGATGATTGGTTCTAGGAAGGGGGTTGCATATGGCATTAGGTGGAGCGATAAAACTTAAAGGTGAGAGTGAATATAGGCGAGCATTAGACCTGATCAAGCAGAACTTACGTGAAGTATCTTCCGAAATGAAGATTGTCACGAGTACATACGATAAGAATGACACAAGCACTGAAGCGTTATCTGCAAAGAGTGACGTGCTGAACAAACGCCTTGAAGAACAGAAATCAAAGCTGAAGTTAGTGTCTGACCAGTACAAGCTGTATCAGGATGCCGTTAAGCAGTCAGCAGATGAGCATATACAACTCGGTGAAAAGCTAGAAAATGCAAAAGAAAAGCTAGCAAGCATTGAAGCCCAGTGTGGGGAAAACAGCAAAGAATACGAAAAACAGAAAAAGGCTGTAGACGATCTGCAAGAAGAGTACGATGAAAGCACAAAAGCACAGGATGCTAACGCAAAATCGCTTTCACAGCTTGCTGTGGAAATGAATAACACTCAGGCAGATGTTATCAAGACCACAAAACAGATTGATAATCTTGGGAAAGAATCTGACGGCAGTGCAAAGCAGGTTGATGATCTGTCGAAAAAGATGGGTGATGCGGGCGTAGTAACAAAAGGCCTTAACGATGGTTTTACGGTACTTAAAGGCACGATGGCTAATCTTGCATCACAGGCAATCAGTAAGGTTGTTGATGGATTCAAGGAGCTTGTAGGCGGTGCGGTGGACTATCAGAAGTCCATGGAGTATTACACGACATCGTTTACGGTCATGACAGGTTCAGCAGACAAGGCAAGCGAGACAGTCAAAAAACTTGCTGATATTGGAGCAACAACGCCATTTGATATGCCACAGCTTGCAGATGCAACATCTTTGCTGATGAACTTTGGATTTAGTGCTGATGATGCGGTTGACAGCATGATGATGCTTGGTGATATTTCACAGGGAAATGCGGACAAGCTAGACACCATTGCGAGAGCATACGGGAAAATGAACTCAGCGCAGAAAGTCACGCTTGAAAACATCAACATGATGATTGATGCAGGATTCAACCCGTTACAGGAAATCTCAGAAAAGACCGGAGAAAGTATGCAAAGCCTTTATGACAGAGTATCAAAAGGCAAAATGTCGGTTGATGAGATCACAGAGTCGATGAAGCGGTCAACGTCTGAAGGTGGAAAATACTTTCAGTCAATGGATGCACAGTCTCAGACATTGGATGGAAGACTTTCAACGTTGAGCGATACGATAAATTCAAAGCTCGGTGAAGCATTACAGCCTATACTGCAAAAGGCCGCTGATGAGTGGATTCCAAATATAACAAATGCAATCGACAATATGGATATTGATTCTGTCGTTTCTGTCATTGATGATCTTATTTCAGGCGTTGGTGATTTATTCGGCTACATCATGGATAACGGTGATACGATTATTTCACTTGTTGCAGGAATTGGGACGGCAATGGTTACATGGAATGTTGCAAGTATGATCAATGGTGTTGTTACGGCAGTCAAAGCGTATCAGGAGGCTAACGAAGGTGCAACAGTTGCACAGGCATTGCTGAATGGTGTTCTGCATGCTAATCCGATTATGTTCGTTGTAACATTGCTTTCAGGACTTGTAGCAACAATCATCACATTATGGAATACAAACGAGGGATTCCGTAATGCCGTTATAAACGTGTGGAATGCGTTCAAGGATACGGTCGGAAATGTAATTACATCTGTTGGTGGATTCATAGACAACCTCATATCGTGGTTTCAGGCTCTTCCTGGGCGTATTGGTGCATTCCTTGGTGAAGTTATAGGCAACGTACAGAATTGGGCTTCTAGCATGGTTTCTAGAGCTTCTGAAGCAGGTTCTAACTTTGTTGGAAATGTTGTATCATTCATCAGTGGTCTTCCGTCTGCTGTATGGAATTGGCTGTCAAATGCATTGAATAATGTTCGGAACTTTGCGGGTCAGTTGGCACAAGCAGGTGCAAATGCAGCGTCTGGACTTGTAAATAACATTATTGATAAAGTCAGAAGTCTTCCGGGACAGCTGTATAACTGGGGTGTTGATATGATTCAAGGCATCGCAGATGGTATCAAGAGTGCGATTCATAAAGTCACAAGTGCAGTCAGCGATGTTGCAGACAAGATCAAGTCGTTTCTTCATTTCTCAAGACCTGATGAGGGTCCATTGGCTGAATACGAGAGTTGGATGCCTGACATGGTGGAAGGGCTGAGTGATTCTTTAAGAAAGGCAAGTCCTGAGTTAATCAGCCAGACAGAAGCACTTGCAAATGGTATGTCTGACGCATTCAACGTGAATGGAAGTATTTCGGCAAGTGGCGGAAGAATCTATGATTCTATGGTTGAAGCATTCAAAGAGGCTCTATCACAGGTCAAGATCGAGATGGACGATGAAGAAATGGGACATTTCGTTGATAAAACAGTGACGAAACTGATTTATAATTAAGGCGGTGAAAATATGAGAAATTACGTTATTCAAAACGGAAAAGACAGCCGATACTTAAAAGGATTGCTGATTCAGGAATTGCCACCGATTACAAAACCATTGATGCGCACGAGTATTGAGCAGATAGACGGTCGTGACGGTGATGTGATCACAAGGCTTGGATATTCAGCTTTTGACAAAAAAATGAAAATCGGTCTGTTTGGCGACTATGATATTGATGATATTATTCCGTTTTTCAATTCAAGCGGAACAGTCACGTTTTCAAATGAACCAGAAAAATACTACGTGTATGATATTCTGAATGCGATTGATTATGAGCGCCTTATGAGGTTCAGAACGGCTGAGATCACGTATCATGTACAGCCGTTCAAGTACAGTACAATTGAAAAAATGAAGGTGTTCAGCAATCCGACAAGTGCTATCACAGTGAGAAATAACGGCAATTATGTTTCAAAACCTATTATTCATATCAAGGGTTCAGGAACAATCAATCTGTCGTTGAATGGGGCACAGTTGTTCAGAATTGATATGAGCGCATCAAATTCAATCACAATAGACACAGAAAGGCTCGAAGCGTATAATGATGGTGCATTGATGAACAGATACGTTGTCGGAAATTACGACAACTTTGTGCTGAAAGTTGGGGCTAATTCCGTGTCATGGGATGGGCAACTTACATATATTGCATTTGAGAATCTGTCGAGGTGGATATGATGGAAAAGACGAATTTTGAAATGATCAGAGGGGACACACTGTCATTTGCTTTCGAGGTTGAGTATGACGAAGCGTTGCAAAAACTGGACAGTGCATACTTCACATGCAAAGAGAATTTTGATGATGATACGCCGATATTCAAAAAGTCGCTAGGGAATGGCATCACATTGGCAAAGCAGGAAGATGGAAAGCTGTACTATGTGGTGCGTGTAGCTCCTGAAGATACGGAAAGTGTTGAGCCGGGGCATTATTATTACGATTTGCAAATTGGCATCAATGGCGATGTGTTCTCAATACTGATTGGCTCGTTAAAAATTCATAACGATGTAACGATAGGGGTGAACTGATATGAACGATTTTTTCAAAAAACCGCTTGTGAAAATCCTTATGCTTAAAGGTGAAAAGGGTGACACGGGTGACATAGGGAAAGGCATTCCCACAGGTGGTTCAACAGGACAGTTTTTGAAAAAGAAAAGCAACGCTAATTTTGCGTATGAGTGGTCTGATATTGATCCACCAGCAGTTATTCTGAATACTGAAATTGATGATATCACGAAAGGGTAGGTGACAACATGGAACATATTAGAATGCCTAGAGGGGACATTAGAAATATTCATTTTACCGTTCGTGATTCAAACGATACAGAGGTAAGCAAAGAATTTACTCAAATTACTTTTACGGTAAAAGCAAATACATCATCGAGAAAAATTATCATCCAGAAAAAACTGACTGATGGAACGATAACTAAACGCGGAAATGTATATTCATTCTCAATTATGCCGGAAGATACAGACAACGTTGATTATGGAACTTATTATTATGACATTGAGCTTATCAGAGGTGACCAGATACATCAGACGTTTGTAGGCAAGCTGATTATCACGGAAGAAGTCACGTTCGCAGGTGATACCGAAAAAGGGGTGTAAGCATGGATGTTTACAAAATTATCATGCTTACGGACGATGACTATCTAACCGTGAAAATGGATAGCGTTACAGTTATTGGAACAGATGGGACAGACGATTATAACGAATTAGCAAATATTCCTAAAATCAACAATGTTGAAGTAAAAGGAAGCAAATCGCTTGCAGACTATGATATTGAGAGTGCAAGCGAAGCAAAAAAAGAATTTGAAAATTTGAACAGTGAAATAAACACACATGCAAAAAATGAAGATATACACGTATCACGTGCAGACAGGTTGAAATGGGACAGTGGTACGACGTATACTGTTAGCAAAGAAAATCTGATTATAGGAGGAAAATAAAAATGGCAGATATTTCAGAAATCACATTACCTAGTGGAGTCACTTACGACATCAAAGATGCAACAGCAAGAAATGACATTAGCATGCTCAAAGGATCTGGAACAGGTGCTATGCATTACGCAGGAGTTACAACAACGGCACTTGCGAATGGCTCTAGCGCATCACCAATCAAGATCAATGAAGCAGATTATACGCCATCAAACGGTGACGTTGTAATTTACGAACAGCTTGAATTTGTATGGTCTACATCAGACAAAAAGTGGCATGAATTTGGTAGTACAGGAAGCCTAAAGGGACTGGCATTCAAGGATTCTGCGAGTGCATCATATACACCGGCAGGCTCAGTTTCCGCACCGACTGTTTCTGTTGCTGTAAACACAGCGAAGGTTGCACCAATCACTGGTGTAGGCACATTGCCAAATTTCACGGCAACGGTTTCCAATGAGACTTTAACATTGGGATTCTCAGCAGGTTCTTTACCAACAAAGGGAGAAGAGGTAACGGTTGCAACAGGTATTAAGTCTGCTAGTGCATCCGCACCAGCGTTTAAAGGTACAAGCGCAACAATTACAACAAAGTAAAGGGGGTTGCTTGAATGGCTGATATATCAAGTATCAAACTCCCGAGTGGTACAACATGCAATGTCAAGGATTCTACAGCCAGAAGCCATATATGGAATGAAAGCAATCCTCATGGAGTCACAAAAGAGCAAGTAGGTCTAGGCAACGTTGAAAACTATGATCAGTCAAAGGCAATCAAAAGCATTACAAGATCAGGAACGACATTTACAGCAACGGCACTAGACGGAACAAAGTTTACGTTTACTCAGCAGGATAACAATACAACATATGGAGTTGCGACACAGTATACAAATGGATTGATGTCTTCGTCTGATAAAACTAAATTGGATAGTCTGAGCGCAACAAGTATCTCAGCAATTAGCAATTATGAAATCGATACAATTGTCGATAGTTAGGAGGAACCATGGCAGAATATTTAGATAAAACAGGATTGACATATTTCTGGGGAAAGGTGAAGGACACGTTCTGCAAGAAAAGCGACGTTCTCGGTTATTCCAGTATTAATTCCAGTTACAGCTGGAACCTCACTGATAAAATTGCAGGAGCAAGTGCGCTGAAGGATGCACTTACCGCAACCCTGATATGGACAAATGCAGCGCCCAGTGCATCATTTGTCAGTCAGACTATTACCCTGAGTGGAAACTATGACGCGATACTGGTTGTGTACAAGACATGGTACACATCAACCCCGGTTTCTATCCGAATCGTATTCAACAACAACACTAGCACAGAGCTAAATGTTACGGATACCGCCATCTCTTACCGACGCTGTAAACTGAACGGTAGATCACTGTCTTTTGAATCTGGAAATAATGTCAATCCTTATGGAAAGGCAACTCAGGTAAATGAAGTAGCAGTACCAACACATGTATATGGCTTAAATTTAAGGAGAGGATGATATGAAATACACAATTAACGTTGATGAAAATGGCTACATCTTATCAATTGCAAATACAGAAAATGACACAGACGAAATTGATCTAGGTTCCCTAGATTTAAGCTTTCTGAACTGCTATAAGTACGAAAATGGAAAAGCAACCTTAGATGAAGAAAAAAAGCAGAAGATACTGGACGAAGAAAAAAACAAGCCTTACGTTGCAACCTACGAAGAAAGATTGGACGCAATAGATTCGGCAATTGAAGCTCTTGCTGAAATGATAGGGGGAAGCGAATAATGGTTAAATGGTATTTATTACAGATTCAGATGAACCGCATGACACTAGAAGAAGTGCCAAAGAGATGGCACGATGCTGTAGAAAAAGCGTTATCCAAGTTGTAGAATAAAAAAACAGGCGCAATGAGCGCCTTTTTTGTATAATTTAAGCGAGGTAAAATTATGATAAAATTGTTTGGAACAACAGACACAGATTTTTCGAGCAATGGTGATGCAGTCATTCAGCCATTCAAAGCAAAAGTCCACAAGGAAGATAACGGCAAATTTTATTTGACGGTTGAAGCGGACATTTCTTATGTTGATCTTTTGACAGCAAATAGAATCATTGTTGCAGATACTCCACAAGGCGCACAGGCATTTCGTATTAAGAATCCAGAAAAAACAAAACACAAGATCACGATAAAAGCACCGCATATCTCATATGATGCAGAAAACTATGTGATTGCAGACAGTTATGTTGTCGATAAGAATTGCAATGACGCGTTAGATCATCTGAACAGTGCCACAGACAATCCTAGTCCGTTTCAGACGTATTCTGATATTGCAGAGGTAAATTCATACAGGTGCGTGAGAACATCGCTGTATGACGCTTTCAGTACGGTTCTGGAGCGTTGGGGTGGGCACCTTGTACGTGACAATTACAGGTTCGGAATCATGAGCACGATTGGACGTGATAATGGGGTTACGGTTCGGTACAAAAAGAATCTGAAAGAAATGACATGCACGGCAAATTGGGATGGTGTAGTTACAAAACTCATGCCAGTCGGGAAAGATGGCCTGCTGTTGGATGAGGTATATCTTTACAGCAAGACGCAGTATGATATCCCATTTACAAAGGTTGTATCTTTCAGCCAAAATGTAGATCAAGACCTTTACAAAGATACAGAAGGGCATCTTGATGAGGTAGCATATAACAATGCACTGATTGATGATTTGAGAAAGCAGGGACAGGCATACGTTGACGAGAATTGCGTACCAAAAGTGAATTATACACTCAAGGCTAATCTTGAAAAACTGACGGATATAGGTGATACAATCGAAGTTATTGACGAGCCGATGGGTATTGACATCGTGACACATGTTATTTCGTATGATTATGATTGCATTCTGGGCAAGTATACAGAGCTTGAATTTGGAAACTTTCAGCAGAAGGTTTCCGGACTTATGGGAACAGTAAGTTCAACAATTAAGCAGAGTGTAGAGCAGAACAATTCTGCTTTACAGGTTGTGTTTTCAGATGCAATTCAACATGCACAGGAAACAATGCTAGGAATGCTTGGCAGTTCGTATGTAGTTTATGAAGGCGATAAAATCCTTGTGGTTGATGCATTGCCAAAGGAAGAAGCACACAACGTTATTATGATCAACAGCGGTGGAATTGCTTTTTCAAGCACTGGCATCAGTGGAGCGTTCGAGAGTGCATGGACGATTGACAATGTTTTGAATATGCAACATATCAACGTCATAAATTTAGTTGCGGATATGATCAAGGGCGGTACGTTGAAACTCGGTTCAAATCTCAACCAGAACGGACAGATTGAAGTCTATGATGAAGCAAATAATTTGATTGCAAAACTTGATAAAAACGGATTGATTATGTATGGACTTGACGGCTCATATCTTGTAGTCAATAATTCAGTCGGTTTTGCAGGGTATGATCGCACCGGTGCTAAAACATTCTGGGTTTCAGGTGACGAGTTTCATCAGAAAAAATCTGTTATTGAGGAAGAGATCACGTTGTGCAATAAGGCGAGGTTTATCCAGATTACAGTAAAAGATGGCGATACTGTCACAAATGACGGCATCGGTATAGTGGGGGTGTGATATGGCTACATCAGGAACATTCAAAACATCAGCATATGATGGTGCATGCTTACAGTTTGACTGGTCATTAAAAAGTCAAAGCACCGTAAACAATCAGTCTGTCATTTCGTGGACGTTGAAGGGTGCAGGAATCAAGTCAGGTTATTGGTACATGGCGGGGCCGTTCAAGTGCGTTATAAATGGGACTACAGTTTATCAGTCAAACGATCGAATCAAACTGTATACAGGTACGGTTGTTGCATCAGGTGAGCTTGCAATCGGGCATGACAGCAACGGTGCAAAGAGTTTCACAGCATATGCAGAGTGTGCAATTTATGTTACGAGCGTAAACTGCAAAGGTTCTGAAAGTTGGAGCCTTCCCGATATTGGCAGAGCATCACAGCCGAGTCTGAACACATGGCCGAACAATTCTCCAAACTTTAATATCGGTGACACGATTGTCGTTCATATGAACCGCAAGTCAACAGTATTTACGCATACCGTTGTACTTAAGTTGGGTTCATACAGCTATACAATCGGGACAGATGTCACGGATAATATTTCGTTGGATACGGGCAAGATCGCATCGAATCTTTATGCACAAATGCCAAACAGCAACGAAATGACAGGTGAAATTGTTGTTACAACGTATAGTGGCAGTACGGTTATAGGAACATCAAGCTGTGCAATCATTGCGCACGTTGTAAATTCTAATCCGACATTTGATGTTTCATATGAGGATTCAAATTCTAAAACTGTTGCAATCACAGAAAACAGCCAATATATCATTCGTAATAATTCCACGTTACAGATCAGTGTAAGCAATGCACAGGCATTAAACAGTGCAACGCTGAAAACATTGACAGCGGTTGTAAATGGAAATGCTTATACAGGCAGTTTAAGTGGATCTACAGGAACAATCAATGTCGGTGTGGTAAATATATCATCCGACACAGAAGTGACTGTTAAACTCGTTGATTCAAGGGGAAATACGGGGCAGAAAAAGATCACGGTGCTTGTGTATGATTGGAGTTTGCCAAGTGCAATCATCAAGCTGAACCGAAAGAGCAACTATTATTCAGAAAGCATCTTAAATGTCAATGCGAATTATTCCTCAATCGGCGGAAAAAATGAAGTAACGATTAAGTACCGCTTGAAGAAGGTTGCGAACAGCACATATAGCACTTACACGACAATTCAGAATAATGCTGATACGAATTTTACGGCTGATAACGAATATGAATGGAATGTACAGGTCAATGTTGCAGACAAGCTAGGCAATACGACCTACAATCTGATTCTTCCGAAGGGGATTCCGATTGCCTATTTTGACACCAAGAAATACAGCTTTGGTGTGAATTGTTTTCCGAAGCACGATAAAAGTTTTGAAGTCAATGGCGTGTGCCTTAGTGGTAAGGTTCTTTATAACAACGCAAACGGAACAGCAGGAACCGTCACATTGTCAGACAGTGTGGAAAATTACACATATCTTGAAATCTTTTACAGATCGTCTGGAGATAATGCCTGTGGTAGTGTGAAGGTATTCAACCCGAACGGAAAACTTGTGCATTTAGGCACGATTCATTATATTGCAGACTATGACTACGCAAAGTTTGCTCTTGTGAGTGTATCGGGGTCAATGATCACATTCAGACAGAATTATCAGATTACGCTGAAGAATAACGGTTCAACGTATTCAGCCGAAAATGCAATTTACATCACAAGAGTAGTTGGATATTAAATGAAAAAATGATATACTATTGATGTGGTGTTTTTCATGTTCATCACAAATTCCTTTCTCAGCCTGTCGGGGGTTTCGGCGGGCTGATTTTTTTATGCATGAATTTCTATACTAACTTGTCATAGCCTACAGGTAAGCATATGTTAGTAAAGAAAAAATCACCGTTTGCATTCGGTGATTGATTGGTGTATATTATAGATGCAGAATTTGATATCTGTATAACGTTCTTCTATTAAAGGGCAGGCAGAAATGTCTGCTTTTTATTTGAAGAAAACTTCTATTCCATCAGGTGAAACGTTGACAGAATCAAGGACATTGCGCCATAGCGTGCGCTTGTTCTCACGTGTGAGGTTGTCATATATTGAGCGCCAACCACTGTTCAAAAACTGTTTAAGATGATCGGTGCTTTGAGGTTTGAAAGATTCAAGCCTTTTTATTTTGTCTTCTGTCTCAGCGTACAGATGTTCATAGGTGCTTACAGGCATACGTTTCTTGATAAAGATATAATTCAGATTATCAAGTTCTTTTCTTAGTTCTTTTAATTCCTTTTCAGTTGTGTTCTTTGTTTCAGAAGTGATGCTTGATATTGTGGCTATATGATCTTTAAGAAGTGTATCGAGATTAGACAACAGATATTTTTCCGTTGACAGTTCCGCATAGTGCTTTTTGTGGGTGCAGGTATGCACCGAGTGGGCATTGTTGCATCTATAGTAATAATATCGCTTGCCACCTTTTGGATGACTCACTCCAACCAGTTTAGAACGGCATTCTGGGCATCTTAACAGTCCAGTGAATAAATATGTATGGCGTTGTATTCCTGTGCGTATATTGGCTTGTAATGCGGTCTGAACGGCATTGTATGTGTCTTTCGTGATATATGGTTCGGCGTAATTGGAGTTTCCGCGGTATGATCCTGCATAAAATTCATTCTTTAATATGTGCATGTATGACATGTAAGGTCGAGACAGTCCGTATTTATTATTTACGTATTCGACAGTGTAATGGACTGATTGATGCAGAAGAAATGAATCGAAAATGTCTTTCACTATTGGTGCTTTGGATTCATCAATTACAATGCGTTTATTGCCGTTTTCCGTGGCAATCCTGTAACCAAAAGGAACGTTACCAGTGATAGGTTGACCTTGGGCAATCTTGTACTCAAATACGGCTTTAATGCGTTCAGAGCCTTTTTTCAGTTCATGTTCTGCAAGGTTCACCTTCAAATTGAACATGAAAAGGCCGTTTGCAGTGGACGTGTTGATATCATCCTCACAAATGGAAATCATGGCAACATTGTTCTGCTGAAGAAGTTCAAGCATCTTGTTAGCTTCAAGGACGTTACGTGACAGACGGTCAAGGCGCGTGAAGGCGATTGCGTCAAGATTTTTCAGGTTTGACAGCATGGATTGCAGTTGCGGGCGTTTCATGGTGCTTGCTGAGTAGCCTTCGTCTACATAAATGTGTTGCAGGTCATGATCATTGTCGTTGCACCATTGCGTTATTTCTTCGGTCTGAGCCTGTATTGAATATCCATATTTTTTTTGTTCGTCAGTGGAAACACGAGCATATCCTGCCACTCGCAGTTTTTTTCTCATAAAATTACCTCCGCTTGATTGAAAATAAAAAAAGCAGTCCATACTAGCCGATGAGGGGCGGTGAAAATATGGACGCAGAAAAAATATATTCGTTGTTGTTTAATCTTTATGCTGAACAGGAAAATATCAAAATCGAATATGAGTTAGACAACTCTTTTTTTTCGACAGGTTGTTTCAATCAGAAACATTCTTGCTGTCTAGGTACAGTTTCATTATCTTCAGATACAGCTCATCCTTTTCAGACTCTGGAAGATCGTGAAACAGAGACTCGATGCGTAGTGTGAGGTCTGCCGTTTCATCATAGCTTGTTGTATCAATTCCAAAGTAAGATATATCAATGCCGTAAACCTCGCAAAAGCGTTTCAAGGTTGATAAGGTGAGCGAACGCTTCCCAGATTCGATATTTGATATGGCAGGTCTTGAAAGCCCGACAAGATCAGCAAGTTCAGATTGTCTTAGACCACGAGAGTTCCGCAGTTCTTTGAGTTTCCTTCCGATTGTTTTATTGTTGATCATTATTCTACACCACCTAAAAAAGATTATATTTCGATGATAACACACCGTAGCTATTTGAAACAATAAAAAATAATCGTCTTTTGATGAAAAGTAATTGCAATTTGATGACATGGGTATATAATGTATGCAGAAAGGGGGAACAAAATGAAAAGAGCAGAACTGAAAGCATTCAGAATGTCAAAGGGATTTACTCAGAAGGATGTTGCAGAAATGCTTGGAATATCAACGAGCCATTATGCCTGCATTGAACAGGGAACGCACAATCCTTCTACAAAGATTGTCAAAGTGTTCTGCAAAGTATTTGGGAAAGAAAACGCGAGTTTGATTATTGGGAGCTGAAAACATGTTTGAAATCGTAGCAGAAATCGTAGAAAACGGTCACGCAGAAGAATTAAGCAAAATTATTGAACAGTACGAATTGGATGTTTCAAAAAGAAAGGAAATCAAGAAAAATGAAGGGATTTGAAAACATTACAGCAGAAATTGCAACAGATTTGATTGAACTGGTCAACCAGTTGAAAGGGCTTGAAAAGTCCGCACAGGTCAACTATTCAGTGAGGAACAGAAGCACAGGAGAATGGATGAAGAAGGCATTTGATTATGTACCACTAGACAACATTTTAAACAAGATCAAGGAAAATCAGAACTTTGCATTGCTACAGCCTATTGGAATTGATGAAAACGGTGTGTGTGGTGTTAAGTGCATTCTTGTTCACAAGAGCGGACATGTCTTTGAAACAAACACTTATCCGTTTGCAGTAAAGGAAGATGCAAAATTGCAGGACGAAGGCGCAGAGATCACATACCGCAAGCGTTATTCATTGGGCGCATTCCTTGGCATGGCAACAGAGGAAGATACGGACGGCAATGATGATGAAGCAACGAACAGTGAAGAAAGAAAAGCAAGCCCGAAGCAGGTTGAGATTCTGGCAAAAAATTATACAGGTGAGAATCTTGACAAGCTGTTAAAGATGAACGGTATCGACAAGTTGGAAGATATGCCGATGTCAAAGGCAAGTGAGCTGATTGGAAAGATCATGAAGCAAAGAAAGGCGGACAGTCATGAATAATTATGTACAATTTGTAGTATGCCAGCATACTGGCAACAATAAAAAATACCTGTTCTATGCACCTCCTTTTAGAGGTATCCAGATAGGTGACGAAGTTCTGGTTGATACGCAGTTTGGAGAAAACAAGGCAACCGTGCTTGCAGTTTGCACTACATCTAGTGAGGATGTGGAAAGAGCATTGCGTGTTCTTGCAGGTGCAGAAGGCAAGCCGGTCAAAAGAGTTATCGGCAAATATCAATTCGTTAAATTAGACTACATGGAGGATGAATACAATGGCTAACATTATTGAAAGAACAGGCTCAGACGTTACATTTTCTGAAGAAGTATGCGAGAGAATCATCAGCCTTGAGAAGCAGGCAAAAGAAATCAAGAAACAGCAGGAAAATATGAAGAATGAAATTCTCGATGCTATGCAGAAGAATGGAGTAATAAAAATTGACAACGAGTTTCTGAAGATCGCATTTGTTCCAGAGCATGACGCAGAAAAGTTTGACAGCAAGAAATTCAAGGAAGAAAATCCTGATATTTATGACTTGTACGCCAAAATCTCAAAAGTAAAACCATCCATCCGCATCACGGTGAAATGATGGAAGCATTCAACATTAAAGGCGGTACGCTTGAATTTTTTCCTGAAACGCATACATATCTGTATGATGGGCTTATTTTGCCAAGTGTCACACAGATTCTTGGCGTGAAGTATAGAAACGACTATGCAAGTGTACCACCTGCCGTGTTGGATAATGCGGCTCAAAGAGGGACGGCAGTACATAAGGCAATCGAGAACTACAACAATTCAGGTTATGACGATGGAAGCGAAGCAGTGCGGAACTTTAAGTTTTTGCAGAAGCAATACGGATTTGAGGTTCTGGACAGTGAACTTCCACTTGTGATTTTCAAGGATGATATGCCGATTGCGTGTGGCAGACTTGACATGACAATGCTGATGGATGGTGAAACAGGCATTGCGGACATTAAAACAGTGAGCACATTAAACAAGGAAAAAATCGCATATCAGCTGAACTTATACAGAATTGGATTGATGCAAAGTTACGGAGTTGATGCAAAATTCTTGAAGATCATACATCTAAGAGATGGAATCAGGAAATTTATTGACAGCCCTGTAAACGAAAAAATGACATGGGAATTGATTGAAGAATTTTTGGAGGAAAACTAAAGTGAATAGTGTTTGTATTATTGGAAGATTGACTAAGGATGTTCAGGAACGGAGAACGCAGAACGGAACAGCAGTTGTTTCATTTACATTGGCAGTTGACAGAAGAATGAAGGAAGACGGAGCAGACTTTATTAATTGCATTGCATGGGACAAATCTGCTGAAACAATCGCAAAGTATGTTCATAAAGGTGACTTGTTTGGAGTGACTGGATATATTCAGACACGAAGCTACGAGAAGGATGGCAGAAAGAATTATGCGACAGAAGTAGTCACGACAGGCTTTCAGTTCTTGGAACGCAAGCGTGAAATGCAATCTGATAGCCCTAGCGGTCAAAATAAGAGCGATTCTTATGATGGTTGGGGGAATACAAGTAACGACATAAATGACAGTGAACTTCCGTTCTAGGCGGTAATACGGCATGATAGGAAATGCAAAAGCTATCATCCAATGGTTGTTCGACCAGCAGGATGCAGAAAAGCTGTACGAGATCAAAGAGAAGAAATCGAAAAGATCACTCACAGCCAATGCGTACTACTGGTCTTTACTCAACCAGTTGGCAAGCGTTATGAGGACAAGCAGTGACGAAGTACATTTCATGATGCTACGGCGGTACGGCGTGTGTGAGGTTGTATCGGTAAGGTCTGATATAAACATCAAAGGTTATTTCAAGTATTTTGATATTATCGGGCAAAGTGATCTTGACGGAAAAGAGTTCACACATTACAGGATTTACAAAGGCAGTTCGGAAATGGATTCAAAAGAGTTCTCCATCCTTCTTGATGGATTGATCAGCGAGTGTGAAGAAGTCGGAATACCAACACTGACATCTGATGAAGTGGCAAAGCTGAAGTATATAGAAATGAGGAAACAATGAGCGTTTTAATTGAAATAGGCAGAATCTTTCTGCTTTTTGTAGAGACTATTTTTAAAGCATGTCTTGCGTTTATGGGAAGCGTGTTGCTTTGGGCTATTATTTGCGAGGCGATTCACGATGATAAGTGAGTATAGCATCATTCATGATGGAATGTTTTTCACGAAGGAACATTGCTACAGGTATTATTCAGAACGGTTATACGGAACTGTCAGGCATGAAATATTTTTCGGCACTGCCAACAGGAAAAAATCAATCAAATATGGTCTTGTCGTATTCATCAAGCCAGAAGATCACAACATGTCTGAGTATGGCGTGCATAACCGAAAAGGTCACGAATTTGATATGTATCTGAAAAAGATGGGGCAGAAAAGAGCGATGGACGAATACAAATGGACTACAGATGAATTTATCGAAATCTTTGGCAAGTCGTATATCTGAGGTGGTTACATGTACAGAAAATATCACAATAAAAAGACATTTATTGATGGAATCAAGTTCGATTCAAAGTTGGAAGCTGAGAGATATGCACAGCTGAAGATGATGGAATGTGCAGGGGTTATTCGTGATCTGGAACTACAACCGGAGTATGAGCTTATACCATTATTCAGGAAGAATGGCAAGACATGGCGTAGAACCGTGTATAAAGCCGATTTCAGGTACATCTTGTGTGAGGATGATAAAACTATCATTGAAGATGTAAAAGGCTCTATATCGGTAATTACGGACGTATTTCGGTTAAAGCAAAAACTGTTCGAGTATCGGTATCCAGAGCTTACTATAAAGATCGTCACGAGGAAGGATATGCAATGAATCAGCGTGAGAAGATTGTATTCTACATTCAGAAGTTCGGAAGCATCAGCAGTATGGAAGCATTTCAAGACCTAGGAATTACAAGACTGTCAGCACGAATATATGAGTTGAGGGAAGAGGGATACCAGTTCGATGAAACGTTTGAAACGTCAAAAAATCGGTTTGGAGAAAGTGTTTCTTATAAACGGTACAGGTTTCAAAAAGAAACAGAAATCGGCAAAATGTGTTGACTTAATCACATTATGATGATAATATTAGAGAGTAGTTAATAAACTATATTGTCTGTTCAGTAGTTCGCACCTGCTGAGTGGGTAAACAACTGAATAGATACGAGAACTGTATGGCTTGATAGGGTGCGAAACTATTAAAGCTGTGCAGTTTTTTCGTTAGAAAGGAAATACACATGTATACGGTTTATAAGCATACCGCACCGAATGGCAAGGTATATATCGGGATTACAAAGAAGAATCCTGAACAGCGTTGGAATTATGGCAACGGGTACAGACAGAATAAGCATTTTTATCGTGCTATTCTGAAGTATGATTGGAAGAATATCAAGCACGAAATCGTGGAAACCGGTTTGACCAAAGAGCAAGCGTGCAACAAGGAAATTGAACTCATAGCAAAGTATGACAGCACCAACCCTGATAAAGGATACAACAATAGTACAGGTGGAGAATATGGTTTCTCAGGTATGCACCATAGCGCCGAAGCACGGCGAAAAATCAGAGAATCACTCAACCGTACCTATCTTGATCCAGAGCTACGACGGAAAATCGGTGAATTACACAAAGGTGTCAATAATCCAAATTTTGGCAAACATCTTAGTGTTGAAACACGGCAGAAAATGAGTGAAGCACTCAAAGGTCGAATAGCTTGGAACAAAGGACAGAAAGGCGTACAACACTATAGTTCCGAAACACGTCTGAAAATGAGTGAATCGCACAAAGGCACCAATCATAGTGCTGAAACGCGAAAGAAAATCGGTGAATCGAACGCAAAAGCTATTATTTGTGTTGAAACTGGGATATTGTACAGTTCTATTACAGAAGCGTCAAAATCTATTGGCGTAACGATTGGAGCAATTAGTTGTGTTTTGCGTGGCAAATCAAAAACTAGTGGCGGTTATCATTGGAAGTATGTTGAAGCGTAATCATTAGAAAGGCAATAATATGACAAATTATAAAGCAGAAAAGGAAGGAACTAAAAACATGAACATAAGTGAAAGACCATCATATTTTGCAATAATAAGTGCAGATGTAAGATATGACAAAAGGCTGAAAGCAAGCGAAAAATTATTGTATGGAGAAATTACAGCATTGTGCAACAAAACTGGTGAATGTTGGGCTAGTAATAAATATTTTGCTGACTTATATGGAGTAACTACACAGGCAGTCAGCAAATGGGTTACAAACTTGCGTAAATGTGGATATATAAGCGTCAGCATACATTATAAAAACGGTACAAAAGAAATTGATAAAAGAACAATTAAATTGTCTGGAGCTTGTGGGAATGTAGTAACAAGCGATTGTGAGGTAGTAACAAATGATTTAGGGGTAGTAACAAATGATTGTGGGGGTATAGTACAAAAGTTTAAAGAGAATAATACAAGACTTAATAATACAAATGAATATATTAATAATATTAAAGAAAGTAAGAAAGAAGAAAGCAACAATACCCAAAATCAACAAGTAGAAATATCTGAAGAATTAAAGCAAATGCAGAAAGAGATTGAGCAGTTGAAAGCAGAAAACGAAAAGCTCAAGACAAAGAAAGAAAAGCCAAAGAAGCAACCTCAGTCTTATGATGAACAGATTACAGAATACACACAAAATGAAGAATTACAGAATGCATTGAAAGCTTTTATCCAGATGAGATCATTCATCAAGAAACCTATGACAGAGTATGCTCTTAAACTCATGTTAAAGAAACTTGATGAATTAGGAAATAACGACACGACAAAGATCGCTATCCTTAATCAGTCAATAACGCATAACTGGCAAGGTATTTTCCCTTTGAAGGATGAATATACAAAGCAGGAGAAACAGCCAGAGAAGAAATACGACCAGAACGGCTATGAATCCGAAGAAGAATTTATGAAAATGTTCTACGGTAAATAAAGTTTCAAAAAGAAACAAAATTCGCTAAAAGGTATTGAAATTGCTATCGTATAATGATATTATAATGTCGTAAAGAAAAGGAGAACAAAAACATGACATTTGAAGAAATGCTGAAAATGCCTAAAGGCATGAGCATTGAAGAATACAGCAAGCTTTTGAAAAAGCAAAAGAGAATTAAAAATCGTCTGACAAAAGTAAGCAATCTTATTTATGATGAAGAGGATAGCTTAGAAATTCTAAGTGATGAGGTTGGAAGCAATCGCTACAACAGACATCTAGAAAAGAAACAAGAACTTGAGGATGAACAAGTGAAACTATTGGAGAAATTAAAAGCCACTCTATAAAGAGTGACTTTCGCAGGAAGGACTGACAACAATGAAAAGCACAGCTGATATTTTTAAGAATGGCGAACTAACAGCAGAAGCAACACAAAGGATGCTAGAAACGTGTGATGAGAGTGCTGAATATATAAAAGACAATATGATTTACTGCCGAAAATGCAACGAGCCACGAAGAAAATGGATGTCGGCGTTCGGGGCATATGTTCCAGTGATGTGTTCGTGCTTGATTGCAGAAAGAGACAGGAAGGAAGCAGAACAGAAAAGACAGGACAGACTGGCACGAATTGCAGGATACAGGAACACAGGCTTTCCAGACAGAGAACTTCAGAAATGCAGATTTGATCACGATGATGAGAAGTCAAAGAAGGCTAGTGACATGTGCAGGAACTATGTAAAAAGATTTGACGAGTTCAGAAAAGCAGGGAAAGGACTTATTCTGTTTGGTGGAGTTGGAACAGGCAAGACGTTTCTTGCATCATGTATTGCAAATGAATTAATCGACCATGGTGTTCCGTGTCTGGTCACAAACTTTGCACGTATCATCAATACGCTTCAGGGCATGTATGAAGGAAAGCAGAACTATCTGGACAGCCTGAACGAGTTTGATCTTTTGGTCATTGATGATTTGGGGATTGAGCGAAACACGGAGTACGTAAATGAGCTTGTGTATAACATCATTGACGCAAGATATAGGAGCGGAAAGCCAATGATCATTACAACGAATCTGAAGTATTCAGACCTTCACCACGCAGAAGATACAAGCAAAGCCAGAATATACAGTCGAATTATTGAGATGTGCCTTCCTGTGTTGGTCGGCGGTGAGGACAGAAGAAAAAGCAAGATGCAGGATTCAAGACTGATGGATATATTAAACGTTTAAATGTTTCAAAAAGAAACAAAAAACGAACAAAAGTATTGAAATTGCTTACATATAATGATATTATAATAAGCGTAAAGAGAAAGGAAGATACAAAAACATGACAAACGCACAGATTATATTCAATGAAGCAGTTGAACTTATGAAAAATGGAAAGATTGGAACCACAGGCAGACAGTTTGAAGTCGAGGACGAAAACGGCAACAAAATGATGCTCGATGAGCCGGAAGATATTCATACATTCCAAGCATGGAAAAAGCTCGGCTATTGTGTTAAGAAAGGCGAGAAAGCTGTTGCACAGTTCCACATCTGGAAATGCGTATCAAAGGAAACTGAAAACAGCGAGGGGATGACCGAAGAACAGAAAAGAATGTTCATGAAAAAAGCAAGCTTCTTCAGCGCAAGCCAAGTGCAGGCAATGAATTAATTATATAAAGGCAAGCCCACCGCCTAAAGTGTGGGCACAAAAAAAGGAAGGCAAAAAAACATGGAAGAGAAACTAAACGGTACATATTATTTATTTGATTGCTTGGATGGTGTAATAGGTAACCGGCTATTAACCCTTGAAGAGTTAAGACAAGCAATGACATGGGAAAATGTAACGTACACGGAGAAAGACGCCAAATGCATTGCAATGGACTATGAAGCGACTTTATATCGGTACAAATACATAGGCGGAGAAGTAAAAGAAAGCAAAATGCTTTACGATCCGTGGCAAATTTGAGGAAAAAAGGACGGTGCAGCTATGATAATTAAAACATGGAATATTGAAGCAATGACAGGATATAAGCCACGTACAACATTCTATGAGGATTTCAGCATTGCAGATGCGTTCGGTGGTTCTGCAATTCGAGATACTTATTGCAGAGCATTCAACGCATGGCAGAACAACATTGAATACATGACAGAGCTTGTCATGGTTCTGAATTGGAAGATCGCAGAGCATCACAGAAGGAACCACATGCTTGCCGAGATGTATGACGAGCTTTGGCGCAAGGCTGACGAGTGGATGTATGACCATTTCGATGGTGATGACTTACAGTATTTTATGAGAACAACGGACTAGGAAAACCTAGTCTTTTATCAAAAAAATTTATGTTTCAAAAAGAAACAAATTTTGCCAAAAAGTGTTGATTTTCTATATAATAGTATTATAATATAAGTACAAAAGCAAAGGAGATAAAAAACATGACTGAAATCGTATGGCAAGAAATTAAGAAGAACGGAGAAATTGTTACAAAACAGAGAACATTCAAGACAGAGAAAGCCGCAGAAAAGTTCATTGAAAAATTGTATGATAAGGATAACTTCTACAATATTTTAGCTACAAGATAATAGGGAGGATAAGAACATGACAAACATGAATAACAGAGAATATTCAGCACTTATGAGTGCAGTAGAGGAAATTATGGAATGTAGAACAGTTTCGATTTATGAAAATTCAAGCTTTGGTGCAGAAGTAAAAACATTCGGTGTGAACTGGTCAGCTTGTGGAACACAGAACATCGAAGAAACAAAGAAATTCGCAGAGAAAATCAACAAGGCCTGCAAGATTGTGGAAAAGCTGAATGCGATGCAAATCACTGTAAACTATGGGCATGAAGAAAAGCCAGACAGAGAATCATACATGGCATTGATCACAAAGTATATGGAAGAATTACAGTCGATATTATAAGGCTTACAACATTCAGACGTAACGCAGTAAAGAAGTAAGCGAAAAGAGGGAAAAAATGAGAGGCAGACCGACAAAAGAATTTGCATGCTATAAAGGCGATGAATTTATTGCAATTGGAACGATCAAGGAACTTGCTGAAAAAACAGGCTATACAGAATCTACTTTAAGATTCTGCACGCATCCAGCATCGAAGAAACGTAACAAGGGCAACCGACTTGTAGTATTTGCAGTAGATGATGAATAAAAGGAGAAAAAAACAGCATGAAAACATTTTTCGAAGTAGCGTTTGAAGTTCTGGGATGTGCAGTATTGGTTATTGGAATGATCACAATATTTGCGGGTGCGGTATTGCAGGAAAGCTACAAGAACTATCCACCGACAGCGGAAGAAATCGCAGAGAATCCAGAACTTGTGAGGTATGCAAAATGAGACAGGTTTTTAAAGGGTACAAAAATAACGGCATTTTAAGCCATTCTAGGGCATGTGAGCCTGAACATGAAGAAGATATAGTTTCTATGGCAAATGAAGCGTCTAGCTACATAGAAAAAGGATTTACGAGGGTTCTAGATGAATGCGAGGAAAAATTTCCGAAAGGCTACCGTCATGCGATTGATAACGACAGAGATTATCTGATAGATGCACTCATGGAAAATATTGAGTGCAGGAGATGAAAAAGAGGATATAGAAGATGGATGATATGTGGGAAATGTTTGAAAAAGGTCAAAGATCAGCAAATCCTGTTGGATTAGAAGAACATGTGAATGAATTAATCCATATGTCCAAGCAAAAGACTGCAGGTCAAAACAGAAGCGACAACAGAAAAGATATTCCGTTTGAACTTTTGGACTTGATTAAATGGTCAATCATATGTGAAGCATGTTATATGGTGCTTGATGAAAGATGGGACAAGGTTAAGGAGATATTTAAAGAGGAGAAAAAATTAAAATATGAATGCAAAAGAAATGTTTGAAGAGTGTGGCTATATCAAAATAGAAAATGCAAACACAATTGAGTATTCTCGTTCTGAGGAAGACTATATCTATTTTGAAAAAGGGGCAAAACTAATCGGAATTGGATTTTACAAAATAAATATGAACACACTGGAAGCAATTAATAAACAGTGCAAAGAACTAGGATGGATGTAAAGCCATGCTAAGTGATTTATTACAAAAAATGACAATTGCATTAATTATTATGCTAGTTTCAATTCCGGCACTACTAATTATATTCATTTACAACTTAGTAGATTACATCAAGAACATAAAAGACTATGAAAAAAGAGAATGATCACGTATTAAACGATTGGGTATTTTCAAACAACCCAGAAATATTATTGCAGAACAAAGAAGTTAGTGAATTGAAAAAAGATTTACTAGATAAACAAAAGAAGTACACAGAAAAGCTATTTGAATGCAGAAAGAAAGCACACAAATCAGAAGTTTATTACATGAACAAGATAAACAAGATCCAAGATATTTTAGAAAAATTATAGAAAGCGAGAAAAAAATATGAAATGGATAGCAGTATTTAAAGAAAAAACAGGCGAAAGAGCATCTTTCCAAAAAGTCGGAGATACATTACAAATTCAAGCAAATGCACCTATTGTGATTAATGCAACAGGTGAAAAGCTGAACGGTGCAGTAAATGTTACTATTAATCAATTAACAAGCGTATTAAAAAAGCTTGATGAGCAGTTGCCAACATGGAGTGAAAGAAAGTGCGGTTAGGCAAATAAAGAATGACGGATACAAACAGATGGGGACTGCTTTCTGAGGAAGAGAAACTAGAAGTTCTAGATTTACCGTTCGGATGGATGCTGAGAAACATCTTGCAGTATGGAAACACGCTGATTCCAAAGAAAGCAATACAAAAATCAAGCGTAAGGATGATAAAGTCAGCAATTGAGCAGGACTTGAGCGATTTGGGATTTGAAGTAAAAATCAAAATCATACGCTACAGCGAAAAGGAATACAGAGAAGAAGATCACGTAGCAGAGGGGAAATTTATAGGAGAAAGATCATGCGTGAAAACAAAGAAATAAAAGAATGTATAAAAGAATTAGACTCCTGCTATGAGAAGTTGTATAAGTGCTTTTGTGAAGGAAAATTCTGTACAGAATGCAATCTTGGCGTGCCGTATGATGGTTGCGTGCTGTGCATCTTGCAGGATTCAATTGAAATATTAAAGGAGAAACAACTATGAACTATTACAAACAATTTGCAGAAATGTTAGGGCTAGAACTGGAACAAGAGTTCGTGTTAACAGATGTTGATGGAAACAGAAAAAATAAATACACATACAAATTTACAGAAGATGGAGTGGTATACAAATCACCAACCTTTACTAACTGGTCAATTAACTCATTAGGCACCATTGGAAGCCTTTTGAATGGGGATGTTAAAGCAGTACCTAAACCATGGAAACCACAACAAGGGAAACGATATTGGTGGTACTCACCTTCGTGGAAAGAAGCCGTTTATACTATATGGTACGGTAACCTTTGTGATTTGGTCACTTGGAAGGTTGGCAACTGCTTCAAGACGGAGGAAGAAGCAAAAACCCG